CCTCTCTACTGAAGTTAGTCCCATCAGTAAGTCTGTAATATGCAGATTTATTAGAAGCAGTAGAGTACTGACCATTGATCTGCACTATGTAATCACCGGCCGGCAGCGATGGAAACGATATAGCCAAAATTTGAGTTCCTGGAGCTTGAGCGTTTCCTGTCGCTACATAAGAGCAGCTCGTATTTGTTCCTAGGTTTGAAAACGAAGTGTTTGTCGTAGTGTAATCACCCGAGCATCCAGTAATGGTAAGAGTGCCATAAAGCACCGCCTGCGATTTTGGAGTAAAAACGCTTTGACCAAGATAGCAATTATCAAGGTTAATATCAGCTGCGTCACTTTGAGAAATAACTCTTAACTGAATAGTCCCAGTGCTAGGCATGACGAAAGGTGCGAAAATTGGAATAGCAACTGAAGAAGCTGGGATAACATTTTCAGATAGAACATTAGTTCCATCAAAAACTTGAATTTTATAATCTGTTGCTGTCGTTTGGAAAAAACAAGAAGCCACGGCAGAAGCGTTCTTTAAACCTGGCTGAAAGTTAACAGAGACAGCCGTATTTGAAATGGTTTGACCAGAAGAAGAAGAATTGAAAACACCGTTCTTTTTATCGAACATAGTGGTTCCAATAGTGAAAGAACCAGCAGAAGCTGTCCAATTCCCAGCACCAGCTTCAAAATCTGGGTTTCCATTAGTTATGACAGAAATGCCGCTAGCACCACCACCACCCGAACCAATAGCTTTTTCAGAGTTGCCATCATTAGAAAATAAAAGTTGTTGAAGAGATTCGCTCCATTTTAAATAAGGATTTGATCCACCTCTATTCATCACTAGCTTTTTATCGCTAGCAGAACCATCACCCATACGAACAGTATTAGATGGAAGTGTCTGAGCAATTGAAGGAGTCGCGGATAGAGCGATCATCGTCATACTGATAAAATGTTTCAAAGCTTTCATATTTTCTCCTTAATAAGACACATAGCTGCTTCTTAACGCAGCGGCTTTAATTGATCCCCACTGACTATCAATGGTTTGCGTACTTTGACCAGAAATTAAATCAGCGCTGTTCACATTAACTGGATTAGCACTTGAGTCAATTTTAACAACCTTGACTTCATTTCCAGTCATTGAAGTAGCGGCAGCTAAATTGACATTCACGGTACCCGAAGCTGCGTTAACTAAAATAACCTCATCAACGACGTTCAGCGTCGCATCTGCGGAAAGTTCGCGGATTGCTTTTCTTCTCTGCTTAGGAACGGAGCGTTGTTCAAAGTCTAAATCATTTTGAGAAATTGTTGATTGACCAGCGGCTAATCTGAAGCCGATCAACTTCACATCACCAGCTAGTATAGAAGGATAAACCGGACTCACACCAGGAGTTCCATTCAATACCACAACCTGACAGCTGAGCTGAGTCAACAGAGGAACTTGAGGTCCACCTGGGTTCGTAGGGTTCGTAATAAAAGTGTTATCCGTATTGACCGGACGAAGTACGACTAAAGTTCTCGCTGGAAAACTTGCGGGTGTAGCTATCGTAATAGGAGCGACAGAACCAGAAACGAGAGGCATACCATCATCACCGACAGCGACTCCCACGTTCACGTTAGCAGTCATTCCGGTAGCGGTCAGAACCTCTAGTCCTGTTAAAACGCAGTTCCCGAAACCAGCTTGAGCTAGGCCCTTAGGAATATCTTGGAGATATTGCTGGAACGCCGTCATGTCTGAGGCCTGCCAGAGGTAGTCGTCGTAGCAATTAAACTGATTAATATTTGAGTTCGCCATATTTATATCGTCCTTCCTTTATAACCTGTAGGACTCGTGCTGTCCCTAGCAATTAACAAAATATTATCAAATTGACCAACTTGAGGCAGTAAAGTTTGAAATGGAGTGCCCGCTATTGGTAGCCCCTGGTAAACGATATGCTGCGATCTAGCTGGTTCGAAAGCCGTCAAATCGATTAAAAACTTGTTGAAGACGTCAGTTGGGAAAGTATAGTCATAAATCTTAACCACGTATGTGTAAGCTTGCGTAAGACCATCGGCTATAGCTTTACTGCCGAAATAAGTCTGGGTGCTGAGCTTCGACTGTGAAAGTCTCCATCCTCTGATGTTCGAATTATCGCACGTCGTCTGACCTGTCAAAAGCCTGCCAGATCCGAAATATGTTTCTAGGCTTAGCTTAGAGCGCGATAGCCTCCAGCCACCTCTAGGAGATCCCTTTTCAATAATTTGTATGTAAGTGCCTTCTGGAACATAATTAGCGACGAACGTCGCAACATCCCAAGCCGATATTCCATTACGTGTTCTTAGCTTATTTAGAATACGGTTTTGGCGGTCTAATAGAGTTGGTAAAACTGGCAATGGTGTAGAAGAAATTAAAGTTTCCCATTGAGAGACGAACTCATCAGTAGTCTGTGGCCAGATATTGTTATAGATATTTCCTAGGTTGGTATAGCCATCTCTGACGACTCTGGCAAACGACATCTGATCAGCTGTGGTGAAGAACGCGCTCGGAGCTCCGTCAGCATAAACATCTGCTGGGCTTTCGCGCTGAAGAATTCGGTAGAGTGTTTGATCATCTAAAAATAATGTCATAGATCCACGATATTGATTACTCCTGGCACGACGGCCTGGTTAGGAGCCAAAAGTAAGTTCGTGCCTGTAGCAGAGAGATCATTGACCTGTCTATCGATCAAGACTTGCGCAATAGTTCCTTGAGAATATGGTTGAGCAGAGAGAGCGGAATCCAAAGCTTCTTCAACTTCAGAAGCCACCACATATCCCAAACCGTTGATCACGCGACCCCCAGTAGGAACTTTATAAAGCGCTCTCGTGACTTCTCTCGTCGTAAGTTGATCTATGGTCAAAGATTCACCTGAAAGAATAGTCCCACCAGAAAGTCCTGGTGAAAGAGTTCTTCTGACAGTGACGTCAACAGGAATTTCCTGAATACCGAAAACGTAGAGACAATCGTCGATAGGATTAAGAGCATCAATATAAGCTGCGGCAGCATCGATGGTAACTTGAGTTGGCTGACGAACTATGGGTTGACCCTGATTGATAGCTTCATCGATGTTCGTAGTTCCAGCAGTCAGATATACTGCGACTGTACCTGGGCCGAATGGGAATCTTCGTACCTTTGCACTCGTCACTGAAGGATCAGAAGCTAACGCCCACTGCTCGTAATCAGTTTGAGTTCCACCCGAGATAGGTTCTTGAATTCTCGTCACAACCCTTTGAGCTGCAGAAGTATCGCTCTCAGGATCAGAACCGTCACCCATCGTTAAAACAACAGCAGTGCTTTGAAGTCCAGGTAAATTCACTGTGAGCTGCGCTCCAGGTAAAAGATTTTGAGCTTGTCCTGAAGCTGTCGAAGTGACAGGGACAACTGCAGTCGTTCCACTCATGATGAAACCTGAAGTAGAGTTATAAGTATTTCCGTTCGGATCATAACTCATTTGAAGACCGATACTGATTGTCGTTCCGATATTTCCAGTCACCGAAACCGTTCCATTAGCTGGCTGAGCGCTTTTGAAAGGAACTAAACCCCAAGTGGAGAGATGATTTGCGATTGCATCGTGACGAGCTGTGTTTGGGAAAATGTCGTTAGCAACTTTTTGTTGATCAGCATAAAGACCTGAGACGATACCGCCATTTGATCGTGAGCGAATGTACCAATCAGAATCTTTTTGATTGATGTTCACCGTAGGTTTCAGAGCTTTCAAATACTGAAGGTATTCATCTCCGACTTGCGATGGTGTTTTATAAGTTACAGCCATTAGATGCCACCTACTGGAGTGAAGTTAAAAACCTGTGGATTACCGCTGTTATCAACGATTGAAATCTTCAACTCAGCGCCACCCCTTGCCGAGTTCGTTAAATCAACCGAAACAGATTTCGCTCTACCTGAATCTAGTAAGGGCTGCAAAGCTCTTTGACCAGCTTCAATTAAAGCGGAATAATCTTTCACGCGTATGTGTAGGCTATAATAGTCCGAACCGTAAGTCACGTCGGGAGCATACATCCATTTTGTTCGTGGAGTTTTCAAAAGTAGATAGGCGACAGTGACAAGCGAATCATCCTGCACAGGATTACCTGCGAGCATCTGGTAATCACCAGTTTTTGAATCTACGAGCCAATTTGCCATTTCTCTCCTATTTTAGCCTACTCAGATCAACGCTGTAAATAAATCGAGGATTCCTTGCGCCAAACACCCGACGAAAATCGAAACCGCAGCTCCCGCTAAACCAACCTCATTCAGAAGGCTAATGAGCAAGTTCGTGATTCCAGACAAAGTTGGCAAGCTGATCTGTAGATTCAGTAAATCAGTGACCATATTTTTAATCAATAAAAAAGGTAACGCTATGCATACAGCGAGTAGTTTGAACTCACCTGAAACGTCCCAACCGCCTGGGCCAGGATATGAGCCTTGTCCTGGGATGGAAATCGTCACACCGCCAAGAGTGACGTTGATCGGTGGATAGTCAGCTGGCAATTTAATGCCACCCATTGCAGCGGTGATGAAAAGATTGATTCCAGGAACTGAGAGATTTGCGATCGACTGAGGAGTTGGTGGGATGAACTGCAAAATGAAATTGATTCCTGCGAAGTTCGCAAGCAAAGCCGCGAGTACAAAGTTCGAAAGACCAGGAGAAGTGATCGGTGGAAAAACAAAACCTCCGCCAACACAATGAGTGATCGGTGAAATTAAGTCATTAGGTAAACTCAAAACGCACCTCCATCTTTAGCGAGATATTTTTTATTATCTAAATCTGAACTGTCAAATGGAGTTTCTGGAGGTGTGGTCGGAGCTCCCAAGTTTCCTAAATGTGTATGTGTATTATAGGCATCGACGAGAGCCACGAGAATTCCGCCAAGAGTTTCACCCATGACAGTTGCTTCAAATACTCCGTTCTTACCAACGACAATAGAGCCTGATTTAAGCCATATTTGATAGCCTTTGAAATTATAAACTGTGCTCTCACCTGGTCCAATATCTGGAGCATCATTATCACGATGACCTAAGACGATGCGATTTGAGATGTAAGAACCCATGCGAGCAGTCACTTGAGCAACTCCTTCAGCGGCTCTCGAAATAAATCCAAACGGATGCATCGTCGGGCGATCAGTGATCGGATCCATACCTGGGTACATGTTCACGATGTCCTCTTGAAGACCTTTATCAGTTTGCTGAGAGTTCTGAGAAACTCCTGGCAGAATGATCTGCAGCTGGCGCTCGACTTCTTCTTTGATGTAGCGAACCATTTGTGCGTCGTTCATGCTAACCCCGTAGAATTTAGAGCTGAGAATGATGCGTTGAAATTTGTTTGAACAGGAGCATCTGCGACGATGGTGTAAAGATTGATAAAGGAAAGAGTCGTCATCTGTCCTTGAGAAGGATCTAGACGGTATTTCACAGCATGGCAAAACATGTATTGATCGACAGAAGCTCGCTCGATTTCAATATGGTAAACGGTGTTCACTTTATAAGGATTGCCGTCACTGTCGTAGTGACCAGGAACTTCAATATCAACTTTCAACTCTTCGATATTATCCCTGGCCATCTGACGACGCGCGAACTGCTTTATGAAAGCTCCTGAGGCAGTCAAGTCATTGGTCTTGATATTTGCAGCGAGCAAAGCATTTACATAAGTTGGATCATGACCACTCGGCGGAGAAGTGACAACAGCTCGCGTAACTCTGTGAGCAGATTTTAAAAGTTCATTTGGGCGTTTCGCTTTATTGAACATGATCTGCTCTGAAGGAATCTTATTTTGAATTTGCTCTTGAGCTGACCAAATTGGCAGATAGCGATTAGGGATCGTCGCACCGTTTCTCGTCACTCGGAAAGTGAGAGCGTTCGAATCCTGGCGAGTTGCTGATGCGAAAAACTTTCTAGAGTCTTGATTTGATGGCTTACCGAAGTTAGGTTTTCCAACAACTAGAGTTCCATCAGGATCCATCCAGGCAATTACATTCAAAGGTTCCATAAATCTTTGCAGTGCAGAAAGCTTACTCTCTCCTGGTTGTGTTGGAAATTCGAAAGTACCATTCGGAGTTCCAACTGTTCTAAATCCTTTTATCCTGGTATTTTTTCTTAAAATCTCAACAGCATTTTCTATAGTTATGTTCTGATTATAAATGATGCCATCTTTATCGTTGGCGCATGATTGCATTTCTAACTGACTCATCATGTCTCTACCGCGAATGTTGATGGTTTCACCTTTTTCAGCATCGATCAGGATTTCAACGGTATCGACAATTCCAGTAGAAACTAGCTGATTATTGCATAAAAGCCTGATCTCATCGCCTTCTTTGATCAGCTCATAAGCTGGAGGACCATCTGGAGCTGCGAATGTGAAGCTGAACGCGTCGCATGGAACGAGCATGTTCTGGTCGAATTCGTAATCTAGGAATCCAGCGCTCATACCGCCAGAAGAAGATACCGGATAAATAAAACCAGTTCTACCTGGATCGATTGGAACGATCTGGATCTGCATCGCAGGGAACTGACCAGTTTTATCTAAAATACTAAACAGCGACATTTGTAGGCACCTGTATCACGGTTCCAATTGGGATGTCATTCGTCGAGTCGAGCGTTGGGTTCAGCGCATCGAGCACAAGAACATCATCTGGCGTCAAACCGTTAACGAACGCCACTTCTCTAAGGCTCATTTTCCTGAAAAGTTTATATTGAATGACTGTGGGCTTTGCGGACTTGATTCCCTTTTCAGCAACATCTTGAAGCGCGTTACAGGATTGTTTTAAAACTAAAATGAGTTCGTAAAATGCGATCTCAGCACCTTGAGCAGCAATGGTTTCAAGAAGTGTTTCGACCAATGCTCGATATTGATTCACGAGATCGATCACCTGCTGAGTTGTGAGCACCTGTAAAACTGCGCTCGTCGAGTCGATGTTGTCTTGCTGAGATGGTGAAGTCGAAACTGAAACGGCGTTCGCTCCGCTAGTCCCACCAGTAGAAACAGTCCCACCTTGCTGAACGCTCACAGTCTCAGGAGTATCGGTCGTATTCCCTTGGTTGAATGTGAAGTTGAAGAGAGCTAAAGCACTTCTATAAAATGCTGTCAGTTCAGCGATTGAATTATTGATCGTCGAAACGAATGTACGAGCAAGATTCACAGTCGCGAGAACTGTCGTCAGAGTGCTTTGAATTTTATTTAAGAAGTCAAGTGCACCAGAGAGAGCGCCTTTTGAAGTTGGGTCTACGTCAGTCAAGATCGTCGAACCAACAGAAAAGCTATGCTCGACGAATTCCATTTTCACCATGACGGCTTGATGAGATTCAGATGTGTGAGTGTAACTCCAGGTCTTAGGTTTTACTCTGACTTTGCCTGTGATCGGATGGATGAGGTCGCCAGGAATGGCTTTCGTATCGAGTCGTTGCTTGAGGTTATTCCATGCGTCTTTATAACCTTTTCCGTGGAAGATACAGTCAATAGAGTAGGAGTACCCATCTCGTCCGAGATCATTTGTAGTTTGACCATCTTTGTATGGGAACTTGAAAACTGCAATTCTACGTCCCCCACTGTCAGCAATGCTTGTGAGACCGGCGTTGAAGTCTTGGACTGTTTGGAATACGTGGAAAATGATACCGTCGAATGAAGCTTCATAGATTTTCCACTCTCTCTTACCAGAATTCCTGCCAAGTACATCATTTAAAAGTGCTAGTGGATCGGCTAAAGCTCCGACAGCGGATGAAGTCGCGGCAGCGAAATCGGCAGCGTTATTTAAGTTAAAACTCATTGCGACGCTCCTCTGCCAGTTTCAGGTTTAGAATTCACTCTGATCGAAGGGTCTTTCGATTCAACGCTGACCATAATCTTTTTCGCATTCTCGCCACCTAAGAGCTGATCCATTTTGAAAATGAGACGCTCGACAGCGTTCCCTTCGAAACCTTCAGAGGTCTTGCCTTGCGTTGAACTTTCAATCACGCCGTTGATAGCTGTGCCGATTTCATATCCGGCCATTCCAGCAGAAGCGAGCCCCGCGCCTTTACCTGCAATGCCCGCAGCCTTGCCAGCGATACCAGTTAATCCCTTACCTTTTTCGATCAGGTCAGTAACTCCACCGCCTTTACCTCCGCCGAACTCCGAGAAGTTTGTGACGTAGACAGGCTGAATGCCAGCTTCTTCGAGAGCTTTACCTTTAGCCACTCCGCCAGCAAGTCCACCGCCGCCGTTTAAAAGGCCGCCAATAGCTTTGATCCCACCGCCAGCTAGAACAGCGGCCATGAGTCCACCGCCAGCGACGACAGCAGCTGAACCCATTCCAGTCTTTTCATCTGCAGCCCCCGAGAGAGCATCGGTCACGCCTTTGATCGGATCGCCGATACCGTATTTATCCATCGCAGTTGAAATTGAACCTTTAACTTTATTTACGTTCGCGTTGAAAGCTTCTTGAAGTGTTCGACTCTTCGCAGCGGTCTTTTCGTAATCATCGGTCGCCCCTTCGAGACGCTTTAAAGCATCGCCTACGCGGTCAGCATTATCTAAGAGACGAACTAATCCCTCAGCTGATTGCTCCTCACCAGTGGCGGCTAGCGCAGCCTCTTTGGGTGATAAACCAGTCGCCGCCATTCTCTTCTTGATGTCAGGGATTGCAGCCATGTTGAGTTTGCCATCTGGCCCGAAAAGAGAACTGAGCCCCATTGCCTGGAACTGACCCGAGCGCTCGCGAGACATTTTAGAAAACTGTTCGAAGAGGTGAACCGTAGCACCGCCAGAGGTTTGAGCTGCGACTGCCTGCTCCGCAAGCGCACGCGTTGAAATGTTCTTACGCTTTTCTGGGTCCATGCCGTCGAACATCTTTTGCATGGAGCCTAAAACTTCAGAGGCTTTCATGCCGGATGCGACAGCAGCTTTTGTCACATCATGAGCGACGCGTTCAGCCTCACCTGGAGCGTTCGCATTCTTACCTTGAGAAACTAATACCCGCTCAATGCCTTGAGCTACTCCGCCCTCATTACCCTGCTCGCGGGAAAGCGAAGCAAGCTGGGATGCAATTTTAGAGTAGCGGAGAAGGCTGTTCTCATCTCGCACCGTACTATCCGCCAAGGATTCAAGAACCTTTGCCGCAGCATCAGAGGATGCTCCAATTTCTCCCATACCTTGAACCAGTTTGGATTTGAAAGAGGAGAATTTATCTTGGCTAATTCCGAAAGTCGCACCCAACTTACGTATTGTGTCGGAAAGAGAAATTGATTCTTTAATGGATCCTTGAAACTGTTTGTTAAGAGCCAGAGCTCCTTGGAGTGCGTTAATTCCAGCGAGTGCTTTGAAATCATCTTTAAGTCCACCTAAAACTGCTTTCCCTAATTCCCTAAGCCGCTCCATCATCGTGATGGTGTCACGAGTTTGCTTTCTAACACCTTCGCCGATCTGATCACCAGTCTTTTTGAAGCCCGCACCGACTTCTTTATTCATGTCGTTGATGCGCTTCAGTTCTTTGATGATTTTATCTAGCTCGGTTTCAACTGTGAGCTTGGCTTCCACAAATTACTCCCCTTTAAATATCTTACCACGCGCAATCAAGTGGACAACCCAATAGAATATTTGTCCGTTAGTGATTCGCTTTGGTTGATTAAAAAACGGGCAATACTCTGGCATTCCAAGCGAGATAACTCCCTCATTAGACCAGGGTTTTTTTTTAAGGCTTCGACATAGCCCATGATTTTTTCCATCGGCATCTCTTCCATATCTGGGCTGATGATTTCCTCCCAGCTTACATAATCTTTGTAGAGTGCCAGGATCTCACCGCTCGTCATACGGCTCAAAATGTAGTCCGTAATCTTGGGATCGTTTTTATCAATGTCTGAAGTAGAGGCGAGAATTATAGTGCGTTTCGCGATCTCGATTTCCTCGTTGAGTTTCGTACGAAGCTTTGGATCAGCAGTTTCAAGGTTCTCCTGAAGCTCCGTCATGATATTGATCTTTTCTGAAATGGATAAAGCGCGGACTTTCAAGCGAAATTCACGGACTTTAATTACATGGTAATAGTCAACTCCCGAGCGCATAGCTCGCAGGATATCTAGGCCATCTTGAGCGGGTAGGGCTTTGTTCATGGCCCTATCCTACACGATTAAATGCCTTTGAAAAGGATGGAGTTACCGACGGTATCCGTCAGAGTCAGAGCTCCGAAGTTGAAGGTCGTCTTCACTTCAGATCCAACACCGCTCGAATCGTCGCCTACGTCTTTCAAGAACACGCTACCAGCGGTCCAAACGTCAGCACCGAATGTCATGGTGATCTGCACAGTGTTAGATTCATAGTCGACTTTTTCAAGCTTGGGGCGTGCCAAGGTGTTGACTACCGCAATCACCGCAGTGATGTCGATATCCCAGTTACCTTCGACGAAGCCACGGTTATATCCGTCGCTCGACATGGTGGGAACAGCTTTACGGCTTTTGTTTTGCTTAAGGCTGCAGGACTCGAGATCGAGCAGTTTTTGCCCATTGACCGAGATGAAAGCCCTATCTGCGTACTTAACACTCATGATCTATTCCCCCTTAAATTAAACCGTAAAAGCGTCAAACTGAGTTCCAGCAGCAACTCTGACAGCAATCACGTGCAGATTAGGTACGACGTTGACCGGAGTCAACACGTCAAATCTGTTACGGTCGCTGGCGTTACGTTGCACAACAAACTGTGGAGCCAAGTTGTCGACTTGTTGGAAAGCACCGTCAACTTCGAACTGCTTAGCGAGTCTGATCAACTCGCCTTTCAGAGCGGTAGCCTTTTCAGCCGAAGCCTTCACGTTTTGGAAATCTGATTGCTTGCTGCGTGTGAAGACCGTTTTTCTCCAGAAGTAAAGAACCTGCCAGTCCTGAACATCGTAGTAGGCAGTCACGTTCGATCCCGCACCGTTCGTGATCCTTGCGGTCACTGTGCGGACGAAAGCTACGTCACCGTTTGCGAGCACTCGGATAGGTGTCCAGCCTTGATTTAAGGCGGCTTCAGATTCGAGCGCAGCACCGACAGAGATCCAATCACTTTGTTGAGCTGGAGCGAGTTCTCCACCGATTACGGCGTTATCTAGACCATTGAATGGGTAAGCGTTCGAAGCCATGAGAGCTGCAGCTGCGGCGGCATGTTCTGCGAGAGAATATGTCGAAGCCATTGCGCCAGCTCCAGTATCTCGGAACCAGATACCGATCAAAGATTTGTCATCGATCAGAGGTAACGAGTTTGGATTCGTAACTGATTGGTTCACGACCACACCGAAGGATCCGAACTGATTGTTTTCTGTACGAGTAGCGCCACTCACCAAAGCTACATGAGATTCGAGTTGTCCGTTCAAAGTGACATTGCTGCCATCGAAAGGTGAAGTGATGAAATCAGCTTGCACGTTGTTTGCGGCAGAAAGCGAAATCTGAGAAACTCCCCAATCAGATTGATTGTATGGGAGAGCGATAACTTTGAGCTGAGGAAAGTTCGAGTTGCCAACATCAGCATTTGCGTTGATCGCAGCAACGACAGCTTTCACTAACTCTGAACCAGCTCCGTAAATTGGATTGAGTTCAGCTAACACACCGACAGGGTCGCCGGAATTAGCTACGATATAAACGCTATTGATCGAAGATGCTGCAGTTGTAGATGCTGCGCGTCCATAAATGAGAACGGATTGATTCGCACTAGGTAATCCAGTTTCTGGCTCGGTGATGATCTCGACTGGTACCGAAGGTGTCTTTTGACTTGCGATTCCTGTTAGTGCCATTTTGAATATCTCCCTCTTATAGAACCTTTTGATCTAATGTTAATACAGGATCCACTGAATTGTCATCAAGCAGGCCCTGTATTTCAGTAACTATGCGTTTTAACTTGCCGAGGCTAACCTCAAATGGGTCGTCCTTCGTTCTGCCACTTGCGGTCATGTAGTCGTCCCACTCACGAAGGTCGATCCTGAAATTGACCGTGATCTGTGTTAGAGGCATCAAATCGCCTGATAAATCGAACATCAAATCTTTTCTCGATGTGACGCGCTTTCCGAACTCATTTAACCCTGGCACCAAAGTCCTCATCGTTGCGAAGAATGTCGGACGTCTGAACTGCTGGATCATTACTCCACTCAGTGTGTCAGAAACGAATTGCAGGGTTTCTCTCTTCAAGGATGCTGGCAAAATGATGTCGAGTTTACATTCCCCATCCACAAACCAACTGTCGAAATCTTTCGTGAATCCTAGGTTATAAAAGCGGATCGCTGGCAACTCACGAATGGAATAATCCGTTCGATCGTAAGGATCGATTCTCTCACCGAAGAGTTCGACGAATTGAGGCACCTGGAGCAACTGCAGCACAGTTTGCTTCACTAAGAACTCAGCTGGTTCATCCAAAAATAAATCAGGTGTGAGTAACTCAATTCTCTCAATGCTCATTCAGCACATCCGTTAAATAGTTCACTAGCGTTGATAAAACCTCTTGGCGATCTTCTTCAGTGTAATCCATGAAAGGTCTTTTATCGATTTTGATATTGTGCTGGCGAATTTTAATGCCTTTCCCAAAGCCGTTTTTAGTGCCTGGGTGTTTAACAATTCCGCCATTGTTTTGAATCGCCGCATATACGAGACTACTGCCGAGGGTGACGCGGGTACCTTCGATCTCAATAATCGTTCCCTTTGATCTTCCAGGAGTGATGCCGCTATTTGAAGGTCCAATTGAACGGCGGAGTTCTCCACTTTTGGAAAGGGTTTGTCCGCCTGTTTTTTCCGCCCTTTTCGACTTTTTCCACGCTTGCCGCCCATTGTAAGCCCCCTCCGCATCGAAGATCATCGCTCGCTGAGTTTGAAGCGTCGCAATGATCAGGTTCAACATCTCCGGCATTTTCTGCCGAACTCTCCGCTCCAGATCAGGCATCGACCATGTGATTTTCATAGGAAAACCTCGATGGTTACGAGCAATATAAGCAAATATAAGAAACACTCTTTATCTGCAGTTGTCATCGTCGAGCCCACCATTCCAAAAGGTTTGTGAAGGATCGTTGATCTGGCCAGTGGCGTAAGTTGGGCCCATGTCGCGCGATGAGTTTAAGACAGCGCCAGGGTATCCGTCGTCACCTTGTTTATTAGCCCAGTTGAGCTGCAGACCTTGCAGTGGTGGCCATTTATAACCGTGAGAATCTTCGCGCTCGCCTATCAAAGTATCGAGCATCTTTTCATAGCGCTTTTCCACACCCTTATAATACTCATCTCCAGCGACCGCACTCCCACGACCGAAGTCGGTTTCGAGAATACGCATGACGCTTTGAAGCTTCGCCACTGTCGCAATAATCATGCGGGTCGATGGGTTCGAAATCTTAAGGAACGGCTCATTAGAGATGCCCACGAAAGGCGTTTGGTAACGCTTGGATAAATGGAGCTCGACTTGCATTTCGGCTTCATTAATGAGCTGTGTGAAGAGTTTAGGACCGAGTTTATTGGGGTCGGTATCGTCATCGCCGAAGCGAACTTTGCCGATCAGTAGAGACTTCACTTCTGCCACATTTGCGTAAGCCATATCCACCCCTTAAACACGAAAGGCCCAGAATCAGAGATCCTGAGCCCTCGCGGTGATTGTGCATGAGAAGCTTTAAACTCTGACTGCGCGAGCTCTCTTGGGTGTTAGGTTTGTGCCTGTTTTCTCACCCTCGAAGTCATAAGGCATGTCCATTTTGATTTCCAGTGATTTTGCAATCGATTCTGGAACTTCGATGATTTCATCCTTCTTCCCGCTGATATTGTTCCCGCCAGGGATCGCTACCAACATAGGAACCAGGAGTTTCATCTTCACAAGCTTTTCCTTTTTGGGAGCGGCTTGAGGACTTACCAATTTCGTTTCGTCGAGAGGCTCATTAACCATATTTGTATTCATAGCCTAGAAGCTACTCTTAGCTTACTTTGGCTGTCAATATATCAAATGGTCGGTCGAGCTTCACGCCACCGTTGACGCCTGCCACGATATCGATGAAGCCGTTTTTAGGGCCTCCGCGAGTACCTGGGGCAGTGTTGTCCTCGATGACTAAGAACTTGCCGTAGCCTGGGTTATCAAACGTGCCTGAAGCGATGTTGATACCTTGAACATACTCACCCATTGCTTCGCCACCTGGGGTCGCAATTTCGAAGTAGATCAAGCCATCGCCAATCATGAACACGGCGTCAGAAACTACGAGCTGTGAACCTGAGAGGGACTCGGTTTGGTACCAACCGCTATAGATTTCAAGCGGAGGCAAACCAGGCAATAACATTTGAAGAACTTTGCCTAAATCATAAGCGCCGAAGTTCTCAGCCGAGAAGTAAGTCTTGATTAGAGACTGTACGTTCGCGTTATCCATGATCCAACGAGCTGTGTTGGGGTTCATGACGATCTTGGTTGGCTTATATTTGCGGAAAGTCGAGTATCCGCCTAGCAACCAATAACGTAAATCCTGGATAGGGTTTGCGCTGTTGTTTGCGTTGATACCATCAAGCGACCAAAGGGCCGATGGAGTCACGCGGTTTTGACTTGGGATACCGTAGCTGAAAGTCTTGCCGAGGTAAGTGAAACCTCCGGTGAAGATTGCGTCCCAGCGTTGCTTTTCAATACGCGCCTCTAGACGACGATTTAAACGATCTACGTCGAGGTCGATGTATTGGCGAATGCCGCGCTTCGAATAATCGTTTTGACCAAGCTCTCTCAGATAGAGGAGTTTGTTTTCGTCGTAACGAATCGACTCACGGTAGGCAGGTGGTTCGAACTCTTGAACGCGGGTTCCGAACGATTGGATCGTTCTAGGATCTGCGCCGATCATGTGTTCGAGTGTCAATCCGCCAGAAGCTTCGATCACTTCAGTTCTGATACGACGAACTGGTAAAGCTACTGAGGGAATGTACTTCGCACCCAGATAAGTTTTCGGATCGTTTACGATCTCTTTGACGAGCTTTTGAAGTACCGATGTGTGCTCATCTTGAAAAAAGTCATTAGTTCCCATTTGTCATTCCCCCTTATTAGAATTTAACCAGTGAGAAACCAGTTGCATCAGTGATAACTTTTGCACCGAGGTTGCTCAATGCATTGGCATCGCTGCCGACCAGTGAATTTTGGTAAACGATACCGCCGAAGATTGCAGGAGCAAGTTCGCCACTCGCAGCTGAAGTCAGGGCTTGGTCGATCACGTCGATCATCAAAATACATGTTGCGGTATTTCGACCAGATCCAGAATCGGTTTGAAGGTAGTTTACGAATAAACCGTTAAGTGCGCCCGCGCTCGAATTGTATTGAGCGAGAACTTCACCAGCTTGGTAATCTTGCGAGACGTCGCGGTGAGGTGCTAAGCGCACAGGCAAAATGACTGCCAATTCTCTTTTGATCGCAAGAACTACTTTAAAGTCTTTGCGAAAAATCTGTCCGCTTGTGAAAGCATCAAAACCAGTTGTCCTTGACATGTTTCATTCCCCCTAAAATTATCCTACGAGATCGGCCATCAAACGCTGAGTCTCTTTAATAGTATTCTCAAGGTTTTCTTGCGTACTTGCAAGTGCCGCCATGTGTTTTTCTGATTCTTTTTCAGAAACTCCTGCACCATCGACTGACTCAGCAGCCATCTTTTTCATCTTTTCGATGTGCTCGCCCATTTTCTTCTTCGCGTCACCCTCAGCCATCATCGAATGAATGACTTCGAGTTCTGACATGTGAGCACCTGCGGCGTGAGCTTGGCGAACCTGTTCAGCGATCTTCTCATTTTGAGCATCTTCGTCTGACAGTTCCTTGCCCTTTTCCTTGGGTTCTTCTTTAGGAACTGAACTCATGCGAGCTCTGGTTTCCTTTTCGATGTCGCTCATGCGAACTTTTTGAGCAATGTCAGTCACACTCATTCCATGAACGGAACCTAGTGCACGAGGATCAATCACAGAGCTGCGTTTCTCAAACGTGCTTAAACGAGCTTCGGTGATTTTGTCATCCTCTTTTGCCCATGATTCGAGATCAATCTCTTTGTATTCAGCTGGTGAAATCTTCGCTTTCGCTCTGAGAGATGCGAGGCGATTAACAACGGAAATCTTTTTCTTAGCGAGTCTTGATTGCTCAAGTGCCTGCGCGAGCTTAGCGTTGGCTTCGTTCATTTTGGTTAAACGAGCCATTTTCTTAGCTTCTTCTTCAGGCTTATCAGCCAAGCGTTTTTCTTCCTTCTTATCTTCCTCAGCAGACATTTGCTTAATGTCTTCATCTTTCGCTTCAGCGAGGTGTTTTTCAGCATCTTCTTCAGACATCTTTTTTTCTTCCATAAGATGCTTTTTAGCTTTCGTATAATGGGCCATTTTCTCTTTAACTTCTTCATAGCTCATTTTCTCCTTGCCTTCTTCAGCGGATAAAGCCTTTTCAGCTTCAGCAGACAATCTTGCAAACTTTGTTAAAAACTCTTTGAATTTAGCCATGTTGGTCCCCTTTGTTTCTTCAGATAAACTGACACCTGTGATTGCTTTACACTCTTTGATCGTCTGCGCTAGGTCGCTTAGATAAGCACTCTTATCACCAGCAGCCTTAGCGTCTTGATAAACTTTTTTCGCATCTCGAACTGAAACAGCTAGCTCATCTGCCTCGATATGTTCGTCGTCGTAGCGTTCCATTTGAGCCCAGAGCTTTCGACAAGCATCGTAAACTTTATCGGCACTGAGACGATGACCATCAACATCGGCGTATCTACCGATGACGTATGTCTTGCCATCTTTCACATAACTCGTGACGCCTTTATAGAACTTGTCTGCTTCGACCATGAGCTGAAAGTTTTTCATTCTCTCTTTGTCGGCAGAGCAAACCTCGAAGGCATCTAGAACTTGTTTGATAACGCAATCTGAGAGCATGGCTCTGGTTGCGTGTTCTTTGATTCGGTTTTGATATTCACCGAGAGTCAGTTTCGTCATATCTTGGTTTCCTTTACTTAGCATACTCGCATTTGGAGCAGCTGGGAACGGGGTGACTGTCAGTTCGTTGAGTTTTCCTTCGGTGAAGTCAGCTCCAATAGATAAATGGATCCAACGTCCATCCTTAACTTTAGCCACATTCTCAGCGCCCATGATGGTAGCTCTGCCAAAGAGTCCCATAACTTGAGCGCCTTCGATTTCAACAGGTCTGACTTCTAATCTGCCTGTGACGCGACCAATCGTATGAGTTGCTTTCGTTTCATGGTCGAGCTGAACAGGTGCGCAAAATTTAAGTGGAGCTGGGCCGCCAGCCGCCATCGATGCCTTATCTAAAATCGCATTATAGTTGTCCGCGATGAGCTGAAGGTTCTCAACTTTGACTTCAACGGGGCCATCCATGGACTGGAAAGTTCCTGTGTAGCAAATGAGCGCATCCTTCTCGATGGATTCGACGGACTCATTCATTGAGACTTCTGAAAGAGATCCGGTATTTAATCTAACGATCATAATTAATCCAAAGTCCTTCTGATATTTTGTAACTCTTTAATGGTTTGAGAGACACTCTGGAGGTAATCTTTAGCTTCTGAATCAGACAAATCTTCTGAGTAAGTGGCGAGTTGTTCTAATTTACTAGAAATCATCTCGCATAAACTAGCTGCCGCCTGGCATTTTCTTGAGAGCTCATTTTGAGCGCCAAGTTTCTTACCAGCCATTCTGATGTCTTTACTGATTTCTGCCGATGATCTACTCATAATTCCATCCTATCAGCGTCGCCACTCTTTTGGCAATGGCACTAGGCCAATTGGTTGCCTTGAAAGGTCTTTTAGCAGTTTCATATGGGCAGGATTGTACTTGGAAAGAGGTACGATCTCGCTTCTGCAGTTCCAATGACAATTATGTACGAGATAACCGCCGCAATAGTAAGTGTTGTCTTCAGCGACTTCTAGGTTATAGACTTTTTGTTTTTTAAGTATGACAAACGGTGTAACCGACTGTGATCCGCTCTCGTCATCACCTGTAAGTTCTCTGGACGATTGTCGGTCTTGATCTCGTTGATGTGGTGAACGATCTCCTGAGTAGTTAATGATCTGCCTATCATCTTCTCCGCAACAACTATGTGCTCCAGAACGTATCCTTGGGAATTGGATCTCGGATGGTTTGGCATACTTATACCCATGTAACCATACTTCAGTCTTTTCCTTCCACCGTTCCAACTTGGATGACCAGGACCATTTTGATATTTTGCTAGATGCAAAGAGTTGCAGCGACTTGAGCAGAATTTTCGATCTCTCTTGCACCAAGGAACCCATCGCTGCTTTGAGCAATGAGCGCAGGTTAATAGAGCTTGCGCATAGACCCTTTTCTGACCTGAAGTGCTGTGCTTGAACAAAGCCAATGCCTCTTTCAAAGTAAGGGTGATTGGAGGTAGCCAAGGCTGATCCGATTTGAAATAGATCGACTGATCTCTTGTACGTAATGTGTACTTCTTCGACTTTTCTCCATCTTTGCTCATGAGTCCATACATAGTCCGCAGTTCCAATGCACGCAATCTCTTTCCATCCATCGAGCGTTAAAACGAGACTATTTCCAATGAAGCATGGCGGCGTGTTTATATCGAGAAGGCGCGTGCCTTTCAAGAATACTTTCCCATGCCTAGACCTGCACCAAGGGGTTGTCGCATGATCCCTGATGGCTAGAAAAAGGTATCCAACTATCGCATCGTTCGAGTCATAGAACTGGCGTCGGACTTGGTTATCGTAAGTCGTTGTCTCGGTGCGGATAATCGTTTGAACTCGCGCAACCGGAGCCTTCGTAACTTCTTTGACCTTCTCGGCTATTTCAGTTCTCTTGATGGTTCCGGCTTGGATCGCATCACGGTTGCCGATATAGAACTCTTGGAGCTTTGCCTTATATTCGGTCTTGATGCGGTTGAAGAGTTCGCGCTGTCTCTTCGTGATGGGAGCGGCTGACTTCTTCTTACGCCAGAGATCCCATGATCTCATGACCTCTTTCAAAGTCTTTGGAACCTTTGGTTTCGGAGCTTCGGCTAAGCGATGTTCGGGCTTTTTTTTTACATCTTCGAAAGCGTCAGCCATCGTCACAAACATGTGTTCGATGAGCAGTTCTTCGATGCGATCTAAATGGTCTTCAACCTTGAATGGCTTACCGTCTGAGAGTTCAGAAGCCACTTGATCTGCGATCTTATTGAAAACTTCATCGCTCTTAACGAGGAAATCGTTCTCGGTCTTTTGGATGTTCTTCGAGCGCTTTTCGAGCTGTGTCCATTCAGCCTCGCCAAGTGCTGCTCTGATATCCGAAAGCCTGTTAATCATTTCACGACTCTAGCAGAGCCCTTGGATAATGTTTAGGTTTTCGATGAACTGAACAGCATCAGGATCGAGCGGAGATCCAGTCTTATAAACATCAACCTGCCAGCTCGTTAGAGGATTATCCCCAGTAGGCTGGATCGTGAACGTATCAGCTGCGTAAAGATTGACGCGGATCAATCCTTGCGAATCGAGCAGGTCAATGTCACCGATATCAACTTCAGTTCCTGTGGCAGAAGCGAGCGCGACATTATCGAGAAGAACTGTTCCAGGAGCGGTCGGAGAAACTGTAGATGTAGGAATCTTAATCACATGAGATCCCAAAAGAACTCCGAAACCAGATGCCGGCATTCCTTCAGCAATGTCACTTGTATCGATATTTTGAACTAGCGCGCTACCTTGAGTGAGATCGCCGAACTTCTTCAGATAGAGCTTTTCAATAGTCGTTCCATCACCGCGCGGGATACAAGCTTCGATCTTGAACACATCGGATGTGAAGATGTATGGATCACCAAATGAATTGATTTGGAGTCGAACCCTGATTTTCTTCCTAGCGTTCGTGATGATGTTAATTGCCATCTTCTACCTCCTCCTCAACGGTTCCAGTAATTTCGTCTTCAGCTGTCACAATTGCACTCACATTGCTGTTAGCAAATTGTAACGCAGCGTCTTTAATATCTCCAGAGATGCTTGCGGCATTTCCTACGATGGTATTCAAGTTCACGATATCTTGCGCGAGTAGGACTTCGGTTTCAGCAATTCCTGTAGCTGAGTTCGTTACCTGTCCTGCTGCCACAGAGATTTCGGTAGCAATTGGGCTCAGAGCCGCCACGTCAGCTGCGAGAGCTACTTGCGATGCGTTGATGCCTGTCGCAGAGTTCGTGATGGATGTCGCGTCATTCGCAAGAGCTACTTGAGTTGCTGAGAGTCCGGTAGCAGAAGCTTTGATATTGAGTTCGTCAGCCGCCAATAGAACTTCAGTTGCCGCGATGTTGACGTGGTCTTGGTTCAGGTTCGTATGATCGCTTTGGAAATTATTATGATCCACTACGAAAGCCGCATGGTCTCCGGTAGCTGCCTGGTGATCGGAAACGAAGTTCGCATGGTCGTTAGAGAAGTTCGTATGGTCTCCTTGGAAAGAAGAATGATCTGATTGGAAATTTCCGTGATCAACCACAAAGGCCGCGTGATCTCCGGTAGCGGCTTGATGGTCGGAAATGAAATTCGCGTGGTCAGTTCCGAAATTCGAATGATCAACCACAAAAGCTGCGTGATCTCCGGTAGCAGCCGCGTGATCGCTTTGAAAATTGCTATGGTCACCTTGGAATGCTGAGTGGTCAGATTGAAAGTTCGAATGATCATTTTGGAAATTCACATGGTCGGCAGCGAAATTAGTATGGTCGTTAGCCAGCGCCACGGCTGTCGCAGCGATTCCAGTAGCAGAGACATTTAGAGATGCAGCATCGTTAGCTAAAGCGACGTTTGAAGCAGCGATTCCAGTTGCGGAGTTTGAGAGAGATGTCGCTTGAGTTGCGAGTAAAACTTCAGTTGCTTGGATGACTCCACCGATATTACCTGATCCGATAGCTGTCGATGTCAGAATGACCGTGTTTGAATCTGTGTAGTTTTGAGAGTCAACTGCTCTGATCCCGAATGTGTAAGTCAATCCATTGATGAAGTAAGTGACCTGATCTATGAGCCAACCGACTCTTAAAGAGGTCAACGATCCAGGGGCAATCGTTACTCGGTTCGCAGTTACGAAGAGAGCTGCTGCTGTGACAACACCCAAGGAAACGTACATCTCATATCTGACAGGAGTTTTCGTTGAAGTTGCGGCAGCCCAACCCATAAGGAAAGAACCGTCGCTTTGAGGTGTGACGCTCGTGATCCCTGCGAACGTAGGTGGGGTAGAATCAATTGTACAAGACGTTGGTGCGAGATGCGCAATTTGTCCTGCGAAGTATGCGTCTGCCATTCATTCCCCTTTAACTTTCGCTCACTGCCCAGCGTCTACGAACGCCGTCAGGTGAAGTCCAACCCAATCTCACTTCAGTTGTTAATGCGGTGTTCGGAATAGTTCCTAGAGCCGTCCATGATGTTCCGTTATTGGTCGTGTAACTGAAGAGTGAAGCGTTCGTCACTGTATCGAAGACGACAGCGTTGCCTGAGTCGTCAATACCTCTGAAGAAAAGTTTCGGTACTGATGATGCGTAAGCTGTTTGGAGTCTGAACGCGACGTAAAATGGGTTTGCGCCACTGCCACTCGTGTTGTCTGTAGATCCAACCCAGTTATCAGAGCTTTGAGTGAGGTCGGTATAAATAAAATATCCTTCAACGATTTGTGGAGGGTTCGTTACTTCGAGCGCCATGATCGTGAATAGGAATCTGAACTGAACTTGAGAAGCGTTCGCGAGCGCTGACATGTCGCCGTCTCTAGGAGCGGTTGTCCATGTGGCATCGAATCCAGCACCAGGGCCTGTCGAGAAGTTCGATGTTCTATATTGAACCGTTGGCTTAACTGCTCTCTTAGCTAACTCGAATGAGAATGCTGCTGATACACCTTGCGAGAAGTTCCCTGAAATGACTGGGCTGATGATCGAGGCATTGATCTGACCAGGGAATGACGAAGTAGCATTACCGACGGAAGATTCGTCTGATCCTAAGTCAATCGAAACGAACCCGCGTTGACCGACAGATGTATTCGTCATGATCGCAAACGATGTGCAGCATGTGAGGCACAAGTTCGTGATCGCACCGAAATCTACAGGTGTAACAGTTCCGCCGATTTCACCTTTGATATAAGAGTTCAGACCGAAGAACTTGGTATTAGCATCATTGTTGATGCCTTGTTTCACGATCACGTTTCCAGTACTTGTCATGATCACATATTTATCTAAGAATGCGGCGTATTGACCGAAAGCTCCTGTCGGAGTGAGGTCGGTACCGTTCGACATGTTTCCAGATGAAAGAGAAGCTAGTGATGCAGCTCCGTTCGTGATGTCTGAAACTTTCGCGTGATAAATCGTAGTTGTAGTTAAGAAGTGAAGACAAAGTGATCCAGAGTTAGAGCTCCATGATCCAGGAGTTCCTAGCTTCACGCAGTTTACAAGTAGAACTGTACCTGCGAGGGCTGGCAATGTTCCAGTGATGACGATAGTTCCGTTAGCTTGTGAATAACCCGCAGTCGGTGCTGTCGTAGGAACTGTCGCAACGAATTTGAAAATCTTAGGAGTAGCAGCTGCGCCGTTCAAGATGTAAACAAAGCCACCGACAGGATCTACGTCTCCACCATCAGCTACTAAAACAGTTTGAGCAGCTTGCGTTGTGGTGTCGCCGATCTGATAAACAACTTTCGTTTGTGATCCTGTGGTCGCTACTGGGTGAGTTTGGATAGAAACTTTTACGAAATCTGTTACGTTAACTCCGAAGTCAGCGTACCAGCCGCCTTGAATCGCTGTCGTGTTGGTCGTGAAGAAGTGAAAGTTCATCGAGCTAGGTGTCGTGTCGTCAACAGCAAAGCCTCTCAGAGTATAAGCGCCTGTGTTAGTGAAAGTGAATTTCAAGCTACCTTGCCAAACTTGTGTCGTAACTCCTGAAGTAGTCGTTTGAAGATAGTAAGCGACGGTCAGGACACCAGCAGCGAAACCTTGCGCTACGAAGATTCTGTTATTAGCCGTGCAGGTATGAAGACCTGCTGGAACGACACCAGTATCATCAAAAACATCTGCGAAGATGATTGGCTGAGGTCCGATACAGCTCTTAGCTCCGTTACCGTCAGTGATCGTTCGTTGACCAGTATTACCCTGCAACGTGGTTTTCGTTTGATCGTAACTCGTGACTAGCGCGGTTTGTAGGCCAAGTACTTTAACTTTCATGATTTATTGTCCTTCAATTTTAACCATACATCGTGCGGTGTGTCCATTCCACTCATCACGTCAATATAGTCCATTCCGATTTTATTTATCACATCATAGATTTGATCACAGAAATAAGTGCCTGGCTGAGCCCATTTGTTTTTCGCAGGGATCGCAATCTTAAATCTCGTGAAAAGCCATTTTCTCCATCCCAAGTATAATGCGCCCAAGTAGTTGTAACCCTTGCCGTCGAACTCATTCACGATAATGTCCCAGACGTTATCTTCTCCGCCTGGAGTCATAGGCCAATCGATGCAGTGAACTACTTGATGAGTTTTCATTTCCGTTTGGTAAAAACATGGGTGAGTTCCGAGAAGGTTCGATTCGAACATAAGACCAGAAAGCCCGCTTTCAAATAGGAAAGCCATGTGTGAGCAGTCTTCACGCGTAGCCCACATGATGAGCTTACTGATTGGGCTCGATGATTTCATGAATAGAATTTTCATCATCCAACTCCTGGAACGAAAACTTCTGTTATGGCCGGTGGGGTTGTCAGGATGGTTGTCATTCTCTGAGAAGTGATGATCCCAAGGCTCGCGAGGTACCCAACGAAGCTTTGAGTAGTAACTAGACTCAGGTCGATATAAGTCGCTGAAAGGTTATTATCAATAGCGGCTTGAATGAGAAAGTTTGTCTGCGCTGCGGTGTAAATGGCGATAAGTTCTGAGTTCGTAAATCTTAGTCTGAAGGCCAACTTTGTGAGACGCATGCTTGGGCAAATAATGTTAACGCCGTCAAAAGCCCATCCGATTTGAGGTTGTGGAGACATGTTTGTAATGTTAATGACTGCGTCGAAAATCGCGCCCATAGCTTGGACTTGATTTTCTTGAAGAGTTACAATCGCTCCTACTGCGCCGTTTTGGATGAGAGCACAAAGCATTTAAACAGATTTCTCCCTTTATTTTATCTTCGTTCCTCGACAATTAAATTGCAATCCACTTGCCTATTTAACTTTTGTCTGACGTTTGATTGCCTCGTCCTTGAGGCTCATCGCCTCCTTGCGAATCTGGATCATCGGAGTTTGTAGCTTCTGTGCCTTCTTGACCTGGAACTACTTCTCTTGGAATAGGCTCTGATCTCTCTTGGAATCCGAGCGTTTCTCTGACCTTATTCAGATCGTTGAGATCGTTCATGTCAATGGCGCCCATGTTGACGGCCTTCTCGTAGGAGCTGAGAATTTTATCTCGCTCGTCGTTCGTGAAGTCACGCTTAGCGAAATCTCCGAAACCATCCTTCTTCCAAACTGATTCTGGAAAGTTGTACTGGATCATGCGCTTGATAAGTTGCGTGATAAGAGTTTGTTTCAACCCTTCAAGCATACCGTCCACGATCTTCTCAAAGGTGTTTGCGTGTTCTTGTCCCAAGGCATAGGAACCTGAACCGTCACCAGCGTTGAAGATGAGCGAAGGGATAAGAAGCGCTCTCATAATGGAGCGATTGCATAGTTCGATCGAAGCGATGAATACGTCAGCATTAGATTGCTGCTGCTGCATATCGATTGAGAAGTGTTCGTCCTTCTTACCTGGGAGAACAATCACTGAATCGTTATGGATGTTTCTGGTAGCTCTCAAGGCTGCTGCGTCAGCACGGATACCGATATCTTTACCGCGAGCATTTTGACCAGCGACCATTTTATCTTGATCTGCGACGGTGTGATTTGGATTCGCAAACACGACCATGAGAGGTGTGCCTTTACGGTCGAGAGCGATCGAGAGCATCTGCAGGAATGCATCTTTTAGAATGTAGTATTTGTACGCACGGCGTAGGAGCGAACGACCGTATGGGTTTCCGAACTTACCTTGAGCGTCGAAGGAGTAGTGGATACATTTAGCAGTCGGTATCCTAATGCTGAGATATTGAAAAGTATTAGCAATGCGGATAGGGAAAGGAAAATCTCCCAAACGCGCATACGGGTCTTGTCGACCAGGCTGAGTGAATGCTGTACCAGCGAATCCCGAGCCAAATAAACCGCCGCCGCCAAGCAAAGCAGGATTAAGATTGCGTTGATACTGTAAAATGCCATCACTTGTTAATTCTCCAGTTCTCTCTACTTCGAATAACATGGTCGATGGCGGGAGTGTAACAAGTTTTTCAGGAATGAAGCCTAGATCATGATTTTGCCAAACGATCTCTTGAACAGCGAAGCCTGCCCATGATGCTGAGAGGAGTTCTTTAACGGTGTTATAAAACCCGCCTTGGACTTGGTTCAGAGCATTATTCACCCATTGTGTGATTTCATCGTTCTCGTGTTGATAGGTGCCAAGACGTGAAGCCAGGATCGTCGTCAGAAAATCGACTCCTGATCCGATCGTTTCATCGGTATCGATCATGCGCTTATAAGTCTCAACGCTAACCGTCGATGGGTTTTGAATGAATTTATAAAACAGGTTGAAGAGGGCTGGAGTCGGAGTACCGCGAGTTTCCTCTAAGTCTTTGAGATTCTTGATCTCAGCCTTGCGAGCGTAGAGCATTTCATCGAGCTTTGGATCGAAAGGTTCAATATTATCCGGCATTACCATAATTTAATCCTACACCTATTTTTGATAAATACGAATGGGCCCGCTCCACAGTTCCACCAGTTTGTCCGATTGTCACAGGTTTAAATCGTTTCCATATAGCATAACCCGCTCCGTCAGTTGCGTGAGTTCTATTTTTATCCCCTGTGTCGTCGAGCTTACCATTACGTTTTATGCTGTCATTCACTTGTTTCCATCCGACGACGCGAATATCACCGTCGAAGTATGGGCATTTGTCTGGGTCGTAAGTCTGACTAACTTCACCCAGAGAGTTACAAAACATTCGATTCATATTCTCGACCCTATCCTTGACCCTTGGATTTGATTGATCAAAATCCAGGCCGAAGCCAGCGCCGTACTCGCTGAAAATCTGCGCCATTTGAACGGTGTCGGTCTCACCATGGTTTGAGGTTGAGCCCTTCGTTCCCGAAGCATCGCCGTAGCACTGATAGAAAAAGTCAGGGTATCGGTTGATGAGCGTGATGGTCATGTTTTCTGTGGAGGATTGATTCTCAACGATCTCACCAAACCAATGAATTCCTCTACGTCCGTCAGGCATGGTGCCCTCTTGTCCGACCATCCAGATACAAGGCGCAGGGCTGAAGTTGAAATCGCATCCAACGATGAGCGGGTAACCTGGGTCTGGGTGCTTCGCTCCCCACGGTGCGACATGAGACTGATTCTTCTTTGACGCAGCATAGTATGCGCGCCCCGACATAACATTCACATGCTGGGCGTCCAGCTCCTGAGCAGCCATCATTTCAGAATATGACGCTCTGAGTAGTGTATAGAACTCCTCGGTTATGATGCCGTGCTTCACAGATTCGATTGTGGGGACGTGGAGACTGCCATAGGTTTTTCCAAGGTTCATCTTGACGAAGCGTTGGTAAACCCAGTCCTCCGCATTACTCGTCGTCGTCACTAAGCCTCTACGGTATTCCGATTCCCTCATCCTGGATAAAATCACGTCGTGCGTGTTTAAAGGGGTGTCCCTTGATTCATCAACCCAATACCAGCTGAACTCTACCCCCCTAAGTGGATTTGCCTTCTGGAGCACTCTAACGAAGGCGTGAGAGACTTTACCGTTTCTAGGGTTTTTAACTGTCAGGATGTTTTTATAAGATTTGAACTGCCTGTTATTGCCACCCCATTCTTCTGGGGGGATACGGTCGACCACATAGTCCCATCCGTATTGATCGAGCCAGTAGAATAGTTCCCTGAGCGTTGCGTGGGATAACTGGTCATAACTGTTCGCACCGATGAAGCCTGTGAGTTCTGGATACTTCTCAAAGTGCATTATAGCGAAGTGTGAGCCTGTGAACGTCTTGCCAGTAGCGATTCCACAGATCATAGCGAAATGCTCATAGGGGTTGAAGAGAGCTACGGATTGCCAGGGTGCTAGGTCAATCTTGGGCATCTGGATCCTCGTGAGGGACTTCATTAGGACCAGGTTCGAGCTCTATTTCTGGTTTACGGTCAACCCATTGGGTCATCATATTCTCGAACTCTTTACCTGTGAAGTCTTGGCCACCCTTGATCGTGATCGTCCAGTCGTTTTGATTTTCTGTAGAAGTGTCACTATCCTCGATCGTTTTTTGAACGCCTTGCTGGGCTGCGCTGATCGACCATTTATCAATCATGAGAAGCTTCATCTTTGTTTCGACGACTTGCTTCATAGCACCGGCCAATTGATTGAGACTCGCTGGCCAAACTTTATCAAAGTTATTACGGTTTCCGTTTTTCTTATCAGATTGAATGCCTTCGACAATTGAGTTCATTTTCTCGTTGATGAGCTTCATCATCATGTCGGCAGATTCTGGGTATTCTTTCAGGGTTTTAACGATTTGCCCTTGCCATTCAGCCGAGAGGTTGAAGAGTGACTCGGACATGGTTTCCGCTGTCTCGAGTAAAAGCTTATTTTTCTTTTCCTTGACCCAACCCTTGAAAGGGAACTCGGATCTTGACCTGACTGGATCGATGTTTATGGATTTCGCAAAAGGAGTCCATTCGAGATGCTTCGAGAGCATATAGAGCTCACGCATTTTATCTTTATCGATGTTTCCGTGCCTCGCGTCTGGCAGGACTGGGACAGGCGAAACTCTGCGGGTGTTCGTTACTTCGATGGGGTCTGAGTTCGTTTTGCCGTACTTACGTTTTTGACCCTCTTCGTTATTCTTGTTCTCGTCGCTCATGGTCGACTCCAGGGACGTAATCCCTTACCAGAGCTAATACGCAGTTCCTGACGAACCTGGAAAGTGAAGTGCCATTAGCTTCGCAAATCTTCTCGGCAGCTTCTTTGATCTCCTTATCGATTCGGTAGGAACCTTGGATCATCGCTTCGCGGTCGGCATCGAAGAGACTTTCGTTTAACGCGTCGTGTACAGTACTGAGTTTTGGATCTATCATGGTGTAGAGTCTGACGATGCGTCTTACGTTTGTCAAGCCTCGCTGAGCTGATAAGTGACGCCTTCTTTGTCGGAATGCACTTTTTTAAGAACAACCGTGAAAAAGTTCTCGTCCGGTATTCCTGTAGCTTTCATGAAAACGTCTAGCGCAACCTTGGACTTATTGTCAACGTCAACTCTAGTGATGGTGTTGTTTTTATTGAAAAACTTTCCATGAAAGAACATGTCGATTCTGTATTGCTTCGAGGTATCGAATTTACGTCCGGAGAGATGGAACTTGAGCTGCATGAAAATGCTCTGCTCGATATCTTTTTGGGCATTGTCTTTGTAAAAACCATGACGGCCTTTTTTCAGATAGTGGTTCACCGAAGGCATTTTTCCAGAGATGAAGCAGGCGAAGAGGACTGTCTTTTCGTCTAAGTGATCTGGAACCATTTACTCAGTATCTCTGCCCTTTTCTTGTTCGTCACCTTTAAAGTTAACTCGCGTTGGATGTGCTCTAAACTCATTTTATTTAAGGTTTGTTTAAGCTGTCCACTCGTACCCATGAGCTTCAGTAATCCGTTCTTGAAATCGGCTTGGTTGTTATAGGTCGTGACGCCTGGTTTTCTCCACTCTGGGGCGTCGGGGGCGAGTACTACGGCACCAGCATGGGTTGCTTCGATCCAAGCTATGTTCGATTTGCATAAGTTGAATGGCGAGAAGTGCAGAGGAACGATGCAAATATCTGGCTGACAACCTTTCAAATAATCGTTGTATTGAATCGGGTCGAGTGCTTTTTGCCATATGCATCTCCCTTTCGGCATTCTCTCGATCAACATCCATGGCGGCATTCCGACGAAGAGCCAAGTCCAGTCTGGGTGCTGATTTGAAATCTCAATAATCTCTTCGGCGTAAGTGAGCACATCTCGGACGTGTGTTTCGCTCCCTCGCCAAACAATGAGCTTAGGTCTTTTTTCATGGCGCTGTGCTGGAGTGAAAAGCGATTCATCGTAAGCGTTAGGTATCACGTGGAACTCTGGCAATGTAACTCCTGGGTTTTTCAAAACCTCGGCGTTGATCATTTCCTGTCTCAAGCATTCCTCTAGGTAAGGCGTACTCACACTCACCACATCCGCATGGACTAAACATTTAATGATGTTTTCCTTGATCGCTGGATCCCCGTAAATTCCCCAAGTTGGATTATCCATGGGCACATTCAAAAGATAGTCATCGTAATCGATCCAAAGGTTTTTCTTGTTCGATTTCACGATCTCGCAAATTTGAACGTGCTGAGTTGTGAATGGGCGTTGCATGAAAACACCTGATGAAATCTTCACCGCATCCCATGAAACCGAGTTAGGAAATGTGCATTCAAAATCTTTCATCTCATCCATCAAAGTCCCGAAAGGTCCAATGCCTCGGTAAAATGAAGTCGCGTCTTTTGGATTTGGACAAATAATTGTTAAGGGTTTCATGCCTTCTCCTTAAAGATAGGCGACCCGATGGGAGTCGAACCCACGTCCATTTGCGGCTTATAAGGCTCGCGCAATTGCTCTACCGCTGAGCTACGGGCCACCTTAAATTTTATCATTTCTTTTGTATCTTCTGATGACTCCGAGGTCATATCTTTTCATGATTTCGATCATTGTCGATCGATTCATTTTCAAGAATTTGGCAGCTTTTACACGGCTATAGTTGAACTGAGCCAAAGCCCATGCTACCAAGTTCCTTTCGAACTCGTGCTTCATTTTCATGAAACCGATGTTTTCCTTGAATTTTACCTCGTAAAAATTCTTTTCTTCTTCCATTAGAAAGTTGTAACAGAAGTTGTTTTTTTGTCTATACCTAACATTTTGTTAAGTTTTACAACTCATAGGTGATAAATCGATTTTACAATCTATAAGCGATAAAATCATGGGGCCGGAATTGAACCGTCAGCGGCTCCTCAAGGGTCATAAGTCCTTGCCGCACCCCATGAAGTATCCCTTTACGGGAACTTTTAATGCAACATTGGTTCTTCTAAATAGCAATCGCCTTCGCTCGGAACGTAGATATCATCATAAATTTGTTGAGCAAAACTGCAAATAAGTTCGTCAGTCGTGTTGTCGAAATGGTGAACTCCGCTCGCTGTCTTAACGAACGTGATCCTATTTCCATCTGGCAGTCTCAAATCTCTCAGGAACTTGCGCGCATCTTCAGGCTTACTGAAATTGAATTCGACCATTTTCTCAGGTGGTTTTTTACTCATTCTTTTTTACCATCGAAAGTTTTTACCCATGATGAAGAATCTTTTGGTAATGGATTGTTTATGATGTCCTGAACCAGTTTTCTGAGCTGGTTTAACTGAACAGCCCAAAACTCTCCACGCTTCAGCGCTCTCCAGAACGCTCTTTTTCTTGATCTTTTTGGCCTGACACCGAAACCGTACTTCTGCGCGCCATTTCCAGAGTCCTTATCAAGTTTAATCCCATCAGCTTTGGGAACCAAATCATCACTCATTTTTTCACTTCTTGTTCTTCAGAAAAATCAGTTAGGTGTTCCACTGGAACTCTAGCTTGATAACCGTTTTCTCTTTCTAAATTAGTTGTGATCCCAACATCTCCGAAGCGAGATGCCATGACAACTCTAACTCTTTTTGTTTTACCTTTTCTACCACCAGGACCGTTAGGTTCTTTATATGTTGCGAAAAGCTTAGGATTGCCCCATGCTTCTCTCCATCTAGTGAACTGCCAAGCTGCTGGAATTCTTTTATAAAGCAAGAATTTACGCAAGCATTTTGGCTGAGATTTATCACGAATATATTCTTCGCAATGTTTGAATGGAGGTTCTTCTAAATTCAAGAGAAATCTCCAACACATTCTCCGACCTGATAAACCACAAACTTAGCCTTGAGCTGTGTGTATTTCACAATTGCTTCGAGAAATTCCTGCATTTCAGAAGGCCCGAGAAGATCGTACTCTTCTATTGGCTTAGGTTCTTTGGTGTAAAATTTGATCATGACTCTCAAGCGATACACCTCCACTGCATATTTAGCGAAATCTTCTTCTTCTGCGAAACATCATTCTGCTTGATCAACTCCAGCAGCTCGGGCTTCATCTTGCGCCAAAATAACGAATATTTGCAAATAGGGCAAATTGAAACAGCTCTCGATGTTGTAATGAAGTTACAACCTGGCTTTTTATATTGATCGTTCTTGCACATTCCTACCAGGATCTTCATAGGACAACTCGGTGGATCATTATGATAGAAAGGAAAACGATCAATCCGATCATGATTGCTCTGCGTCTTTTAATTCTCTTACGGTATGCGTAGAACGCTTCGAAGCAAATCAAGCGCTCACCTGTTCCTCTTTAGCCCTGCGCAATATGACGCCGTTCTTGGATCTTATTTCGATCTTTTTTTCTTTATCTTCTGTGATCTGCTTCAGAGAAGTTCCTCGCTCGCAAAAGCAGAAGTTCTTTCTCATCAGCACAGCGTCTCGATATTCGCCTGTGTTACCGCAGCGACGGCAGAATTTGTCTTGCATTTAAAACTCCTTCTTCCAGAACTCTTCGAAGGTTTCAGCTAATTTTTCCTCGCTGATTCCCATTGCTTCGCCTTCATCTTTACCACTAACTTTTTGAATCCAAAACCATCTCTTAGGATTTTGTTTATCAGGTTCTTTTTCAGTAATTAGGAACTCGCCTATTAAAATTTGATCCATGTTACTTCTTGATACTCTTGATCAAATCAGAAAAAGATCCAATATTAAATTTTTCTGCTTTTTGTTTCATGTATTCCCAAGGCAAAATGAGAGTTCCACCTTTAGGTTCCTTGTAAAATATCCTTCGAAGGCTTCTATTTTGTGTCCAGCGCTGGCTCGACTTACGTGATTTTTTACTTACCACTTCACTCATGACAACACCTCAGCATCTTTTCCAGCTTCGCTAACAACTTCTGCAGGAATCTCTTCACTTTTTGCAAGTCTGTTTTTCCCTTCTAAATAAACCGCCGTGAGCGATGTTAAGAAAATCGACTTAGCCATCTCTTCGTTTGGCTTTCCGAATCTCGGAGAAACGATTTGCTGCCACTGCTGATCTCGGAACTTAACCAGCATGATTTTTTCTTCGTTCGTGATCGGTGGAATCTTTGGCGCTATTGGGTCTTTGACTGGATCGATATCGGTCATGCTTTTTGGCCTTTCATTATTTTATAAAATTGCTCGACTGTCATTTTCAATCTTTTATCTTCGCTACCCAGTGCTAACGCTACTCCGGTCACTATTCCAGCCAAAAAAGAATCGGGTTGAAGATTGTGTTCTGCCGCACCTTTGATGGAACCGATCACAAACTCGTAGGGGTCAATTCTCATATTCTCAAAATTAAGTTCGAGAGCACTCGCAGCTTCTTTCGGCGTAATGGTTGAAATGAAAAGTTCGCAATTATTTATGTTCATGGCTTTCACTTTTTCACACCGAGCGCGGCATTCACTTCTGCTGATTTACTCGTAGGGTCTTCATCTTCTTTGAACTCGAAGAAGTCTTGGCGCTTGGCTTGCTTATCCTTTAGAGCGTTATATAAGCCCTGAAGTTCCGCGATCTCTTCGCCAGTGATCAGATCGGCTTTATGGTTCAGGCGTTTTTCAATCATCTCCTGAGAGACACCTAAGTCTTTGAATGCGAGCAAGACCTTTCGAATCCTATCAGCTATCGGTGCGCCATCGCCTTTCGCGAGAGTGGACCTACATTGTTTTACTGCGTCTTCGACGATGTCTCCAGGGATGATTCCTAAAATACATGCGCGCATTCTGCGTGCGCCATTGTTTGCCACCAACTCATAAATATCTCTCGGGTCGGTGAGCTTCTTCGTAACTTTGTTTTTAAGTTGAATCTCATGAGCTACTTCGAAAACTTTCACCTGTCTCACGTTCGTTTGTAAATCGTAGCAATAGCTTTCGGCAACACTCACACCATTTCTACGCTCAAGTTCTCTGACTCCGAACTCAAGATTACCCCAGTTTTGCGCTAAAACTTCTGCGAGTCTGATTGATGGGCCAGTTACAGTTTGTCCGCCGCGAGGGTAAGAATACATGGCTTGCTGCGCGAGACTGATTCTCTTACAACTCTCCATGATCGCGGTATGTGCTGCGTTCGTATCGCGAGGAAACTTCTTAGCAATCACGAGAGCTGCCTGGACCTCTTGCACGGCACGGCTTTTTTCAATTTCAGCCATTGCGCTCACTGGTCTTTGAACAACTTCTAAGGCGTTTTCTTCTGGTGGTTTGATATCGAATTTTTTCTTAGCTTCGTTCGTAGCGTCGTACTGATCGCCATCATATAAATCACTTGGTCCGCTCATATCGTTTTCTCCCATTGGTAATCTGAAATATTTAAATCCATTAACCGCTCCCATCGCCCTGGCCAGTTACCTGTTAAAGCGCACTCGTTCAATTTATCCAGACACATGTCGAGCTGGTGTTGACCAAGTTCCATTTGCGCGTCAGTCACGGTATGGCAACTGACTTCGTAAAACGGTGGGGTTTTTTCGACGGCTACGAAGATAAAAGCCTTAGGGGGTTTACCTTCTATTGCTTCGTAGCCTCTACTATAAAAAGCCGCCTGAATGAGATAACCCAATTCTTCAGCTTGCCTTTTGAAATCGTAAGGATCAGCACTTCTAGCGGTCTTGAGATCAACCAAGATTCCTTCGTGCCTTCTGAAATCTGGCTTGCACTTCATTTGAAGACCAGTTCTGGGATCTGTGAAATATCCTGCGCACTCAGGAATGCCGTCACTGAACAAAACTTTTGCGGTGGGGTGTTCTTGAATGCTTTTAATCATCCCGAGCAAAGCCTCTGCTTCTGCGTCACTGAGAACGATTGAATCTTCTTTGATCGACATTTCGAATTTTGCGTATTCGTTTTTTCCGACGGTTGTTCTGCGGTCAACCTTTGGAGCGACCTTGATATTATCTCGAAGATGCGGGTGAAAAAGAATGTCGTGAACCTTTGTTCCGAACTCCATGGCTTCAGTAACTTCGATTCCAAAATCTTTGTAATGCTTATAATGTCGTGGGCTCTGGGTGAACATGATCTTCATGCCACTTGATCCGATGCGCTGGTAATCAGCATGGTAGGCGAGGTCTGTGAGTTCAGGCACCCATTTGTTTTCTGTCATACCGCCCCCACTTCTGTTCGTTCGAGGACCGGAGTCTTACTGACCTCCGGCCCCCTACTGGATCGTCTTTGCTAATTGTGAGATTGAGCATGACACTGACATCACCAAAACTATTCTCATACACATTCTCACAACGAGAATTTCTTATGCACGAGCGATTTAAATTTGAAAAGAAGAAAAGTCAAAAAAAAATCATTTTCTTTTTTAGCGAAAAAGATATTGAACCCGTTTGCGTAACGGTGCGTCTTTGCCAAGCGCAGGCGTCAGAGATTTAATCCCCGAACCTTCTCGCTTCAGCCTCAACTCGCTTACGGCCGTATAGCTCCCAGTACTGCTCCTGAAGGGCTTTAATTTTTTCCTCACCAAAGACTGCTTTCAACTTTTCCATCGCCTGGTGATCCCCTCTGAGCGCTACTGAGTGAACATATTCGACCAGCGAAATGCTGGATGCGCGATAGTCACTCACAAGGCCATTATCGCATAGCGTCTATGGGTGTCAAGAACTTGGTTTGTCTGACGCGTCAGGGTTTTTAACTAAGGGATGTGAAGGCGAAACCATTGCTTCCCCTGGGCCGATTCCGCTGAGCTTATATTCTTCGGCGTATTGTTTTCTGAGTCCATCAATGATCGAAAGCAGATGCTGCCCATCGCTGAGCGATAGCGTCTTGATGATTCCTTTACCGATGTTTTTTCTGATCAGGAGTTCTCTAGGAGTCATGGCTTATATTCTATCACACCATCGAGCCAGTTTGCTCGAATCCATTTTGGGGCAGGTTCCATTTCATGAGGCAGAAACATTACCCCGCCTTCTTTTTGACTGCTTTGATCCATGCAAATGTAAGCGAATATTTTTTGTTTTAATCTTGGCTCAGTCCAAAGTACCCAATGTTCGGAATCAGCATCTACGAGCATCTCTTGTCCAGAAGTTCTTATAAGTGCCTTTTTTTCTCCGACAAATAAAATTAAATCTGGAAATTCGGCAGTTATGCATATGGCTCTGAATGGGAATTTTTGACCTTCTGCTAATTTTCTAAGTCTCATTTCAATTCCTTCGCGCTTAAAAACCTAATCGACCAATGGCCTATTTTCAAACTCTTTCTCAAGCCCATGCGTTCCGAGAACAGCGGCTTGTGAATTTTCCTATTCACGCAAGATAATCCATATCCAAAAAAACGGAAGAACAATCCGCCGTAATATTTATGGAAACAGAACCATCTTTTTTTCACCATCATGAAGTAGCCCCTGCCAAATTCGCTCATCGCTTCACCGATGTAGAAACTCTGTTTTGAATCGTGACCTTGCCAGAGAGAACGCTTTGCTGAGTTGAGCCTTCGCAGGTTGTAAAGTAAACCGGAGATTCGCCATCAGCTTTATAGGCATAAAGCTTGCAACCTTCTGGTGTAGAGGTGACGAAGATCGTTCTCGGAGGGTCGGCTATTCGAATAGCAGAAGTAATGATCACGCATAAAAGTGCAGAGAATGCGATTATAGGAAATATAAATAAAGACTTTTCTTCCCAAATCACTTGGCCTCCCAGAACTTTCCTTTTTCACCACACATGTCATTATATTTTCTGGCGATTGAGCTGTACTGCAATTCATCTTGATGGAGGTGGCCCTCCGAAAGGTAATTCGCATCGGCGTTTTTTTCCATGGCTATCAAAGAACATTTCGCAAATCTGTAAGGCCTAAAAGGCGATATAATTACATCAAAAAATTCTCTCCTAACGTGCTTACAATCCTTGCAAAACTTTGGCTCTGGTTTCGGTTCAGGCATATGGTTTTTCATATCGAACCCCTGAATATTATTTTCTTTAAAACCTTTTTCCTGATCTTCTCTGTCCGGTCGTATTTTTTAACTCTGACTCCATAGAGCTTTGCGAAGTTCAGAATCATTTTTCTAAAGTGTTTTGGATGATTCATTGCTCGGTCTCCAATGTCGGTGGAACTTCGATTCTTTTAATAACGAACTCTGATAATTTTTTCACATCTTCGTGAGTTGCGAAATCTGTGAGCGAAAATTTATAATCGAGTTTGCCAGATTTTTGAAGCCTGATCGTTGCTTCGACGAGTTCTCTGGTTTGCGCGATGAAAGTTCCTTTTTGATCTTCTTGCGTAGTTTGGCAAATATTCACCCATCCACCCATGCGCTCGACGACTGACCATCCGAGATCACCGAGTTCTATTTTAACTTTATCGGCATTCGTATAGCCATACCGAGCGATGAAGCTCCATATTTTATTTGCGACAGCTCTCGCTACGTCTAGCTCAGAAATATCTTTCGGTGCTACTGCCTGAACAATCACACCTGGAACTGGGAACTGATTTGTTTTATTGCTGGAAAGATAATTCATCAAGTAATCGTTTGTTTTTTGGAATGGGAGTTCTCCCAAAGCTTCGACCATCATGAAAACTGCGTCTTGAGAAAAGTTGCGGCCATAAATTTCTGCTAAAACTTTTAGCCGTTTCGCAATTTTAATTTTTTCATCTGTGGTCATCATGCCGGTTCTCCCTGCTTAATTTTCTGGATCGCCGAATCGAAGGCGTCATCGCGAGCCATTCGTTGGTCGATCTGGTTGAGCTGTGTTTGTGTTACTGAAACTCCGAGCTGCTCAAAATGGGCTACCGAGTTCAGGTGCAACTTCATCGTTGCGAAGTCATGACGCTTATCGATAAAACGCTTGTCGTTCATTTTCAAATAAGCGGCAATGAGTTTTTTTGCTTTTTCCAGACCGAAATCTTTCAGAAGGGTTTTGGCTAGGCCTGCCGACTTTCCATCGATGGGTGGGTTAAATTTGTATTTGGATTTGTATTCTTCACAGTAAAACGCGATCAACAAATTCGGTGTTGGGACGGCGTCAGCCGGAGCTGGCGAAGCCAAATTTTCTTCGTTTCGCATTCTTTCTTTTTGAGTAGGAGCTGGAGTTTGAGTAGGAGTAGGAGGAAGAGAAAGAGTAGGAGAAAGAGTAAGAGCGCTGGATGACCCTGGGTCAGCCTGGTCGAACGCTGGCTTCACGCTGGGTATTTTTTTGTTAAATTGGCCATTTTTATCCCTTTTTGCAGACGCAGCGCGTGACTTTCCGCCGTTTTTAGAACCCGCTTGTTTTGCGAAAAGCCAGCTGAAAGCTTTTTCAGAACCGACGGCAAAAACACCAGCGTCACTAACCTCAGCCAGGCCAACCTGGATGGTCAGTTCCAGACCTGCTTTTTTGATCCTGTCGTGGGGTATGCATTGCTTGTTAGGAACCCAGTACTCCTGGGCAATCGTCCAGAGTTCAATGACCATGCCTTTAGCGGTGTGGCGGTTGCCAGTTTTGACGATCAGTTCATGAAAACGATCATCTCTAAAAATTGAATCTTCGATATTTATCCGTGCCATTGAAGTCCTTCTCGGGGTTTTTAGCCCCATCTCACCTTAGCCAGTTACCCCACTTGACAAAGCTGGAACCTTCATCGGTTCAATTCGCCCCCATATGCGGTAATTTATTCTTGTCCCATTAAATCTTATTTGAAAACTTTTTTCTTAAGCCGCGACACATCCAGCGCGACGAGTCTTTTTCTTTTTCGTTGCCAAACTCTCTTCACGTAGTTAGCTTCGACACATGAACCCATTAGAAAAAAAATTCGAAATTATTTTCCTGAACCCCGCGTCGTTGAAAGAATATTCTCAGAACGCGAAAATCCATTCCCAAGAACAGATCCAAGAGATCGCTCGTCAGATTGCCGCATTTGGTTTTGACCAGCCGATCGTAGTCGATAAAGACCAAACCATCATTAAAGGCCACGGACGCACCAAGGCCGCATTACAGCTCGGTATGGCGCAGGTGCCAGTCATCATCCAAGACCTTTCAGAGTACGAAGCCATGGCAGCGCGTCTAGGAGATAACAAAGTTGCTGAAGCTCCATGGGATCCAGAAAAATTAAAATTTGAATTGGGCACTTTGCAACGCGTCGGTTTCGATACGAAGCTCACAGGTATCGGTGACTCAATGCTTGGCGGCATCACGAACCCTGAAACATCGGAAACAATGTTCGGTGAAAAGGCTCACGAATCGGTCGCGGAGCGTAAAGAAGATTACGATCAAAGCGACGTGAGGCAGATTATTTTGGTAACTGATCCCGAAGGTTTCAACGAAATCATGGGGAGCTTTTCAAAGCTTCAAGAAGAATTTCAAGTTGAAACCAATATCGAAGTGATCGAAAAATTAGTGGAGTATTATGAAACGCATCGAGATTCTAAGCGTTACTGATCGAGCAGAGCTCTATCGAACATGTCCAAAAGAAGAAGATTCGGAGCACCTGATCTCAGATTCATGTGAGTTATTTTATGACGGAAAAAAATGGGCAACCTTTATTTCACAATTCTCAATGGAACCCCTCAGAAATGTGATCAGATCAATCGATGATATCGGGGTTTCGCGCAGACAAACTGGAGTGCCATCCTTTAGTCGTACCTTCGGATTTATGCCCCGAGCCCCTGTTCAACAGCGAGACTACTGCTACGCATCGACATTGCAGAGAGACTATCCCAAGCAGGCAGATGTGCTATTCCACTACGCCAAAGTCTTCTCAAACCTCTTGGGTGAGCACTATCCTGAAAAAGCTGCGCTCTCTAATCAGGCGCTAGGAACCGTAAAACCTGAATGGACTTTGCCAGGTTCCCTATTCACTTCTGGCATCATCAACCAAGATAACCCGCTTCAGTATCATTACGACGCAGGGAATTTCGAAGGCACTTATTCCGTCATGGCTGTTTTCAAAGAACAGGTCACGGGCGGTCATCTAGTCCTACCGGAATATAATGTCAAGCTCGCCTGCCAAGATAGTTCGATTTTGATTTTCGATGGTCAAAGTGAACTCCATGGCGTTAGCCCGATTCGCAAGATGAGTCCTGAAGCCTACAGATTTTCAATCGTTTATTACTCACTTGAGCAGCTTTGCAAGTGTGGAACACGTAAAGAAGAGATCAGGAGAGCTCAGATTTCCAGAACCAAAACTGAAATGAAACGTGCAGGGATCACAAAATGAAACTAAGATTAATAGAAGTTAAGGGCCTCAAGTTCAATATTCGACCAGGGAGTAGCGATGAAAAAGCGATCCGCGAAGTTGTCGAAAAAAATGCTTACGAGAAAAAGTATTTCAAAATTGAACCTGGAGAGCAATGGCTTGATCTCGGCGGAAACATCGGCGCCTTCGCAGTTCTTGCATCCTCGAAAGGTGCTAAGGTTACGACATTCGAACCGGATCCGACGAACGTCAAACTCATCAAAGAAAATCTTGCTCTCAATACCTTGGAAGCGATTGTAAAAAACCGCGCAGTTGTTCATGACGATACCAAAGCCGCGACCATGAACCTCTGGCCCGACGGTCAAAGCTGGAGGAACTCTTTAGTGCGAAACAAGCGAGGAACTAGCCAAATGACGGTTTTTTGCGAGAATGCCTTCTCTTTAATGAATCCGAATACTTGCGTAAAAATGGACATCGAGGGCTCGGAGATCCCTATCTTAGAGGCCTGGCCATCTACGTTAAAAGTGAAGAAGCTCGTTTTTGAATACTCTTTTGACGTCGATCCAAGCTGCGCTCGGCTACGCGCCATCTTAACCAAGCTTAAGACCATCTTTCCCACAGTTAAGTATAGCTCCCAGATCGACCGGATCGAAGAGTGGAAATTCTTTCCGCCAGCCACCATGATTCATTGCTATTAAAACGAGCACTTAGCTTATGTTTTTAAGCTTGCTTTTAAACATGCTTTCATGCATACTAATTGTATGAAGCACCTAATCGAACCAAAAATCTGTAGCTGTGGAATCGAGCATAAATTCATTCCTGAGAATGCAAGATGGGGAGCTGACTATAAGCTCTGGTTTTGGGAATGTGACTGCAAGTCCAATCTGACCGTAACGACAGCGATGATCGACGATGAAGTTTGTGATTGCAAAGATTGCGCTCAATCAGAGAATCCATGCCATCAAGATTGTGATGACGAGAAGTGCAGAGGCTGCGTTGAAAACATGAACGATGCTCTCGATAAGGGGTTCATCATCGATAGAGCTATGGGGAGGAGATGAATATGAAGCACACAAAAGGGCCTTGGGTTGCGGATGGAAATGGCTTTAAAAAGTCTTGGGACGTCGGTGGGGAATACTCAGTTTGCGAAGTCTTCACTAGCAGAGCTGATGCTGATTTGATTTCAGCAGCCCCCGAGCTTTTAGAGATCGCAAAACTTTGTGTTGCCGAATGGGAAAAACCAGTCGATGGTATCCAAAAAGGTGAGCTGATCGCCAGGCTCTCGAACTATGCAGATCGAGCCAGAGCAGTCATCAAGAAGGCTGAGGGTTTATGAAGAAAACATTACAAGAGTTCTCAACTCGCAAGCCCTACGAATGCACGGTTTGCGGAGATGAAAAAGAATTTCAAACGAACCATTATGGAGAAAGCTACCCATGGTGTTCGGTTTGCCAAAAGCAAACAGTTTGGAAATGTAACGCTGAAATGCCGGATGATTTCGAAGCTCCTGAGAACTGGAAAACAGTTAAAATCAGTGACATAGCTGGCATCTCAGAATTTATGAACAATGCGAGGTATAAAAAAAATGCTTAAAAATTACGAAGGTTTCGCAGATTACGCACTTCAACTGAACCACGAAAGAGAGAAGGAAAAACAAATGAACAGAATCAAACGCATGAGTAAGAAGGAACCAGATAAAGAGTTTAAAAAGCTACTCGTCCAAGCCAGGATCGATGGCGGATTGAAAATGAAAACTGAGCAGATCCTTGAAAAAATCGATTGCTCTTGGGTTGAATTTGTAGAAAACTCCTGTCTCGATCTGATTGATTCTTACATTGAAGAAGATCATTTCAGACAAGAAGAGGCGAAAAAATCAATTGAAAAAGCTGAGCGTCGAAGCAGAAGTCCGAAATCTACCTTGCTTAGTGTGCCGAAAAACGCCAAGTGATGCCGCTCATATTCAAACGAAGAAGACTGGCGGACCTGCGGAGCTTTGGAACCTAATGCCATTGTGCCGTCAACATCACAGGCAGCAACACGATATCGGAATCGTTAGTTTCTGTTTCAAGCATCCAGCGGTGAGATACGAACTTGAGTGGATCAAGGGGTGGATTTTAACAGAGGTCTGTGGGCAGATCAAACTGAGGAGAAGGTAGTGAACGTGGAAATATTAAACGAAGCCAGTAAAAAAATGTCAGAATATATCCATCAACAGGTTGAAGAGAGAGTCAATGAATGGATCAAATACGCCTGGGGAACTGACGCTAAAACCGAGATCAATAGGTTGCTGAGAGAAAAAGAAGAACTCAAAGCCGAGCTGGAGCGTATAAAGCATGTGAATGAAATCGAGTGTGAAACTGGCTGTCACATTTTTACTGGTGGCGAGATTAGACATCATGAAGACTGTTTTTTTTATCCTGACAGTTTGACTGCTATGAGTGACCGCCTCCGCTCCGAGAACCAAGTGCTGAGGGATGGGTTGACCATATATGCTAATGGATCTGGGTTGAAACTAAAGCCAGAGAAAGAGAATCTCTACAGAGAGGGTGTAAAGTATGGCGATCGTGATTGGTTAGCTAGAAGCATGAGTGATTGGGATTCAAAACTTATTTCAAAAGAAGCCCTCACCCGCGCTGACGAGATTCGGGAACGAGAGGGGAATGGCACCATAAATGCATTATCTCCTGATAGAGGTATTAAACATGAGTAAGAAGAAGAAACTGTCTAAGAAGTCTACAGATGCAAAAGAAAAAGTCGATTTCACTTACCATGAGTATCGGTGGATAATTGAAGGACTTCATTCTCTTTGTGCTTGTTTGGCTTCAGGTACTACCCTTAGTGAATCTGGTAAGAAAATAATAGACTATCATGCACCAGAGCGAAGACGTATTCATAAGTTAGTTAAAAAAATACAGAAGCATGAACTCAGATGACCCCAGCAGCTCGGATGAAGGAAGAGGATTTATGAGTGATAATATAGGTAAATTATTATTGAAAGCTGAAACACTTAAAGAAGATTTATGGAGCTATATGGATAGGCATAAGAAAAATCACAAAGGTGTTAGGGATGCAATGAACGAATTGCTTGATCTAATTGAAGAGATTGATGAGTTTGGTGGACTGGGTAAGCATGAGTAAACTGAACCTCCCGAATCTTAAGCGGCTGTGTGCGGGGGCTCACCCAGGCAAATGGGCAGTTATCAATCCAGCTTTGTATCAAGTCATTGCAGCGACAGTACCAGCTGAGCCTAATGTAGTTGAAGTAATTGCGCAGACTATTCATCATAAAAATAACGCCGATTACATCGCCGCAGCCAATCCCTCTACAGTCTCCCAGCTCATCGAGTGTGTGGAGATTATGCGTGAAGTAATGGTAGATGTAAGAAGTGAATTAACTACTGGCAATCCATCACACGAATGGATGATAGACCACATTTGTAAAGCCCTATCCGAAGTTGCGAAGAGAGTGGAGGATGTGTGAGTAAACAAAAAAATAAGAGCCTAAAATTAGGCGTACACGATTTGTATGTTCATAGAGTTCCAGACGATACTGGTAAAGGTGGTTATTTATTTTTTCATGATTCAGATGGAAATTATCTCGGTGATGCCGATGGTAAAGAATTGAAGAAATTGCTTAAACTTATTGAAGAGATATTAAAATGAACTCACCAGACAAACTGATTAACGATGGGGGTAGAGACATGAGGTATTGTAAATGTCCTCACCCATGCAATGTTTATAATAATGTTTGCGGAGCATGTCTTATGGTTGTTAGCCCATTAAACGTATTAGGTCATCTTACTGATGATATGCTCGAAGATGATTATTCAAGGGGATATAAGCTAGGTCGAGCAGTGGGCGTAGCTGAAGTGCTGAAGCTGCTTGAGAGCGTGGATGCGATAGGTGAGCCAGATATAGAATCTCCATCTGAATGGGCTGCATGGCTGCGCAAGGAGTTGGGGGAGAAGTCTACTTCGAAACTGAAACGATAAGATCACCACAAAAAGGTCTTACAAGAACGCTTGGTTTTTCTTCGAGCCTTTTCATTTCTCTGAATCCGATGTTTCTTAAGGTCTTGAAAAGCTCAGGTTCATCCCAAAGATATTGATGACCCCATTCGCGCATACCTTCGTTCACCATGTCACAAGTGTTCTCCGGTTTCCAAACCCCATCATAAGGTATTTTGTTCTCAGTATGCATTCGGCAAAGGAACGCAAGATCAGGCATCGAGATCAGCATTATAGCGCTTCTATCCATCACTCGGTAACACTCTCTGAAAAATGCAATAGCTTCACTCTTCGTTAAGTGCTCGACGAAATGTTCGGTGACAATGAACTCAACCGATTGAGATGGAATTGGAAAAGGTTTTCTTAAATCTTGACCATGCTCCAAATCCCAGTTTTGAAAACCTTCGATTTTATGTGGACCGCATCCTAAGTTAAGTTTCATTTTCTACTCCTCAACCATGTTCCAAATTCCATGTCCGTAGGAATATCCCGAACGTGACAAGTGCGCCATTTCCATTCCTTATAGAGAGGATTTTGTCTGTCGTAAAAATGAGGTTCCTCTTTGAAGTCCTTCATGAAGACTTGCTTAAGTCCGTGCTCAGCGAGTTTCGGGTAGAGACAAATTTCGAGAGAGCCGTAATATTTGTTGAACTCTTTCAGCCCCCCGATTTTCTTAAGCCATCCCTGCCGGAACATACAGATCGAATTCATACAGGCTTCTTTCGGTGTCGCAGTGTTCTGACCACCGATGACGTCTTCACTTAAAAGCTTTTTATCTTGGTAGAGTTCGCGGGTGACGTGCTGGTGCCAAAGGGAGATCCATCCTACCTTCGCGTCATTGACAAAAACTTGACACATAGCCATGTCCCAACCTTGATTTAACGGCCAGGAGTCACCATCGTATCCAATGACCCCAGCGTTCTCTGGGATATCGAGCCTAGACCACGCCCAGTTGAAGTTCCCATGTAGGCCGAGGTTTTCACCTGGGTCCATGAGATGAAGGCCGTAGCTGGCTGCTAGGGCCTCTAAACGACGACGTGTCTCAGGATAATTCACAGGCCAGTGCGCATCGACCAGGACGTGATGCGTCTCGACTTCTGGATGCTTCGTTTCATAATAGCGGGCAATTGATTCTTCGATGATCTCAGGATCGTTATAGGCGAGTGTGATGGCCCAGACTTTAAACTTCATTTAAAAAACGATCCTCTTATGGTGTTTTTCTCTGCTCGTCACATGCCAATGAGTGCAGTGATCGCAGCGGTATTTGAAAAGAGTCTTACCTTCTTTTTTAGCTTTCGCAATGATGCCGTCAGCCCAATGCTCCTGAAGCTTCTTCTTACGCATGCATTCGCCATACCACTGCTGGAGTGGAGTCTTCACATCATTTTCCTTGCGGGGCATCCAACATAAACGCCAGGCTCGGTTATATCCTTGATGACGACTGAACCCATTCCGATCACGACGTTATCGCAAATCTTGACCCCTTCACGGATCGCTGCGTTCGTTCCGATATAGCAAAGGTCGCCGATCGTCACGTTGCCTGAAATATTTGCTCCAGGAGAGAACGTCACGAAGCTGCCAACTTTCACATCATGGCCAATGGTCACTCCGATATTCACGAGCGCTCCAGGGCCAAGATAAACATTCGTTGTTAAAATTGCGTTCGGGCAAATGATCGAGTTCGGACAAACGACGACGTCATGGCCCAGCACCACGGTAGGGTGGATGATGCATGGAGCTGCCTGGAGCCCATGGTCGAGTGCTCGTGAGGTGAGCTGAACTCTTAATTTCGGATCTCCGACAGCGGCGAAAAAGAGTTCCTTCTTCAGCGAACGCAGGAAAGATGGGTAAACTTTTTTCCCGAAAATCTCTTTGTTCTTCCCAGTTTCATCGATGAACTTAGAAACGTAGAACGTCGAAGCTTCGGCCCAATTACAGGCTTCTCGCGCGAACCCTCCAGCACCGACTAACGTAATATCTTGCGGCCCGTTTCTAGTATGCATTCAAGCTCCTTATCCGACACGTCAGTTGGAAAAGCAAAGCAATTGCTGAACAACTTCGGACTTTTTAAACCGAAACTATATTGGCTTAACCCACTCATTTCAGTGAGCGGAATGTAATATTTTTTCACCGTAATATCGTAGATCATGAACTCACGTTCCAAGTCTCTACCATCGAGCCGATCATGTCCCAATACGCAAAGCGATGGTCTAGAACCAGAGAGAACGCCGTGCTTCAAATTAAATTCTTTCGCGTAAAGGTTAATCAACATCGAGTTTTTCACATGGCGGTTTTCATAGTTCCTCATGCCATAAGCTAATTGAGCTCTCAAAATTGAGCACCTGAACTCGTCCATCTTGGAGTTTTCACCCCAATCTGAAAGGATGTTTCTATTTAAATCGTTTTCGAAGTTCGACATCCTGCGGATCAAATCGGCATGAAATTCATCCTTCATCGAGACAACTCCACCCTCACCTATGGGTAGGTTTTTAGTCGAGTGGAATGAGTGACAAACTGGCCACTTCGTACTCTTGACATCTATTCCGAAACCCCCCGCAAAGTCGTAAACCAGCGCAACTTCTTTCTCTTCGGCCCACCTTTCAAAGCGTGGGATGTCGACGCCATATCCGAAGGGTGAAACGACGATGATGATAGATCCTGGGAGAGGGGCGATTTTATCTCTGTCGATGGTCCAAGTTTTTTCTGAGACTGGTGCAATTGCGATACTGAGAGCCCCAGCATTACTAGCACCAAGGAATGAACCAGCATGAGTGAAATCTGGAACGTAAACAGTTTCGTCATAACCTTTAGCCCTTAAAAGTTTTACCGCAAGCGTTATCGCAGCAGTCCCATTCGTAACAGGAACGCAGTATCTACCCGTGATCCGGCGGAGGTCTTCTACACATTTAAAATAATTATGGCCGAAGTTCGTGAACTGGCCTTTGCGGTAAGTCTCTTCCAAGAACGGCGCCCAGACTCCAGGCTTCGGGATGTTAGGACGGATCAACGGAATCATTTTTTTACACTAGCATAGCGAGACAAAACTTTGTCAACGTAACTTTGATTTGAATATTTGCCATCGTATTTACGAGGTGATCCCGCATTATAAGCTGCGATGTAATCCGACATTTCAGGATACTTTTTCTTCAACGCAGCGAGATGCTGGCAGCCGTAAGCGAGCCCAGTTTGAGGGCTGGTGAGTTCAGGGATATGGCTTTTGAAACCATACTGGCGGGCTACCGCCCCCATGATCTGCATATAACCCCATGACATCTTCTGACAAAGAGTTTCTGTTTCCATTGAGAGACTCAGAGGAATCGCGAACATCTCTGGCTTCACGATCCACTTAAAATTGGGTTCGTATCTGACGGCGTAAGCATTGCCATTCGTTTCGGTCAGCACAATGGCATAAACCAAATAAGGGTCGAGGCCGTTCTTATTTGCTTCGAGAGTTATGAGATCAAACATCCAGTTCATATCCTAATTTTACACTTTATTTATTTAGAAGGCATTTTGAAGTAAGCTTTTTGCGCCGCAGCTGGATCTGAAACGGCATGGTTCACAACTTGCAGAGCCACATCGTAAGAGATCCCCTGACAGTAAGAGGCGTAACTTGCGAACTCAGCTGGTGGGATCATGATCCATTTATTTAATTGAGAAGGGCTTTCCGAGATCGATGAACCCGTGGCGTCAACACCATCACAGCCGCCGATGCCGTCACCGATACAAATGGTGATCGCAGGAGCTTTTTTAGTTTTGCAACCGGAGTTAACCAGTAACAACAGGACGAGTAATAGCGTCTTGCCAAGCTTTAGCTGCTGCAATGCGAGCCTCCTTTGTGTTCGGTGCCTTGAGAGTTTGATGTAAAGCGTCCTGGATGGCTGGACCATTACCTTGATTTCTAAAGGCCACATACCAACCAATGAACGTAGGCGCCCATTTGTCGACATAGCCCATGATCGTAGGTATTGCTCCGATAGCCTCCAGGATCGCTATAAACATTTTTAAGCCTTAATCGCCGATTCGAGAGCAATTGCGTCTTGAGCAACGTCAGCTACTAGTTTCAGCACTGCTGCCAAAATATCTTTCGCTTTCTCATCGCCAGCTCCATCGAACTCGGAAATGATGTAGGCAATCAAATCAGCTTCTTGAGCCGAACCTGCGAGAGCAGAGATATCGGATTGAAGTTGAGAAAAGTTTGACGAAACGGCAGGGATGTCCGAAGCTGCTTGGTAGATCGCAGGGATCAAAACGGTCACGAAATCTTGTTTCGCAATTGCCGCTTTACCAGCTTTAAATAAATCTAACGCCAATTTAATAAGTGCTTTAAGTTCTGTGTTCATATTCATTCTCCTTTTTTGTTGAATATCTTTTTTACAATACACGCGATGCCAGCATTTACAAGCCCAAGAACACTACCGTACTTTGTTTTGCCAAGTCTGCGCTCAATCTCCATATAGAACCCCGCAGCGAAAGCCTTACCGAAAGCCGCTGCGATAGAGATGAGCCAAACCTTATTCATTTTTCCCCCTTAGCCTGCGCCGTTTCAATGACGCTATAAGCGACTGGATTTGGTATCCCTAG